GATGCCATAGTCGATGGTGTCAAAGACCAGCTGCGCGGCGGCGGCCACCGCCTCGGTCAGAGCAGTGGTGATGTGATTTGGCAGGCTGCCGAGCCTGGCATCTCAGCGACCTATGGTGAGCCAGTCACTAACGATGGCGGGGCTGTCGAACTGTGGTGTAGCCTAATAATTACTGTGACACAGATGGTGCGAGCGTAAAGGATACCTATGCCTAAGTACACCTATGCAGGCGATGAGACCCTAGTATTCCCTACTCTGGGTGTAGTGGTTTCTAACGGTGATCAGTTTGATGGCCCAGATGGTTTGACCCAGCAGGGGCTTACCATTGTAGGTAGAGGCCGCGGCGCTAGTGCACCTGCAGACCCAGCCCCAGCAGACCCTGCACCATCCGACTCGACCACGCAAGGAGCGTAACCCATGTCAGTACAAAACAGCGTCAGAAGTTATATTGGCATCGCCAAGGAAGCCACTAAGGGTACTGCTGTAGCACCTACCGCGTTCATCCCTGTGAGCGTATCCAAGCTCAAGCCAGTCGATGTTATCGACCCGCTAATGGATCAGGGCCTGCGCGGTTCGCTAGTCGCAGACTACGCCTATGTGCAGGGTCGCACCCGCTCCACCTTCGACTTCGGTGGCCCAGTATTCCCAGACACTTTCGCCTGGTCGCTCGCTGGTCTGCTCGGCTCGGTAGCCACCACTGGCGCATCGGCTCCATACACTCACACCATCAGCCTGAAAAACAGCTCGGCTACTGCTGCTGACGCACAGCCAACCGCATTCACCCTCACCGACTTTTATGCAGCGAATGTGCGTGCTTACGCTGGCTGCCAGATTCATGATGTGAACCTCACCTTCACTGCTGAGGGTCTCATCGACTATGACGCTAAGGCTACTGGCTGGCAGTCGGCAACCGCCTCGACCCCTACCCCATCCTTCTCGACCCTGACCCCAGTACCTGTCTGGCAGGCTACCGTCACTGTCGGTGGTACTACTGTCGCTAACGCAGTTGAGGGCAGCATCACCATGGCTCGCCCAGCCACCCCAATCTACGGCATCAGCAACACCCAAAACCCTTACCAGATTTTCTTGGGTGCTCTCACCACCACTGGTCAGCTGCGCTTCGTCATGGAAGATGACACTCGCCTCACCGAATTCCTGAGCAACACTCAGCCATCCATTGTGATCAACTGGTCTGCAGGCTCTGGCTCGACTGCCACCCAGATTCAGGCCACGCTCACTAAGGGTGCCTACACTGCTGCAGTCATCGACCGCTCAAAGGATTTCGTTGAGGTTGTCATCGACCTCACTGGCATCGGCAACACTACTGACGCGGGCAGCACCTCTGGCTATGCCCCTATCAAGTGGGTAGTTAAGAATGCTGTCACCTCTGGTACCTACCAGTAACTAGATGTGGCGGGGGCTGTAAACTCATAGGGCCCGCCTTCCCCCCTTAGCGGCTCCCGCCACGCTATAGGGAAGGCACATGATGGAAGGTATGCAACATGAGTAAAACTATTAATCTACCTAGCGGTGCTACCGCTACCCTGCGCGATGCTAAGAGCCTGCGCCAGAAAGACCGCCTAGCCCTGTTCGCTGGCATCGAGGATGACCAGAGTGTGCTCGACCGCGGCATGCAGATGGTTAGCAACATGATCACCATTCTGGTGGAGTCATGGACTCTCGACCTAGTGCCACCATCGGTGCGCCCAGACATTCTCGGTGAGCTCGAACTAGCTGACTATGATGCTTTGGCTGCTGAGGCTCAGGCCGCTATGCCACTGCTCTATCCGAAACTGGCTCAGACCCCTGAGACTGAGGCAGACCCAAAAGCGACTGGCGGCGGCTCCAACGCCTAAAGTCTTTACTGCAGGGCCATGAGCGTAGGGATAACCTAGATTATCCTGATACTGAGTGGCGCTACTATGTGCTCGCTGACAGGTTTGGCTGGACGCCTTTACAGGTCGATGAGCAGCCTGCAGCGATGGTTGACTGGCTGGTCGCTATTGCTGGTGTAGTCGATGAGGTGAAGGCAGAGAGGTTGCCATGACCGATGGCATGAGTGCAGAAAACCTGCCCGAAGTTTTGGCTGCTTTGCAGAAGTATCAGAAAAAAATGATGACTGCTGCCGAGTATGGTGTCATGCGTGTGGCCCTAGCAGTGCAGCAGCAGACTCAATCCAACCTTCGCAAACAGCCTGTGCGTAAACGCTCAGTAGATGGTAGCGGCAAAATCACTTATGACCCGCCCCAGCACATCGGTGCACCTGGCGGATTCCCTAACAAAATCTCTGGCGATCTCGGCAACAGCATGCAGACTCGCCCTGTCAAGGGGTTTGGCACCTATAAGGCTGAGGTGTTCCCCACTATGGTTTATGCTCGCGCAGTTGAGCTCGGTGGTAAAAACTGGCAAGGCAAACCTTGGGCTAATGGGGGGTATCCTTATTTAAGGCCTAGTGCCGATCAGGTGCGGCCCCGCGCAAACCGCATTTTTAGTATCGCGTTTGCCGAGAAACTTAAGAGAGGTTAGTCATGGCTGGAGATTTGCCGCCTCTCATTTTGCAGGTTGAGCTCGACATCCAAAAGCTCAAGACCGAGATGGAGCAGGTCACTAAGACCATCGACTCGCTGGGCAAAAATGCTAAGGATGCTGGCAAACCTGTCAACGAATTAGGCAAACATTTTAAGCATCTCGCTGAGGGCCTGCTCGCTATGGAGGCCATCAAAAAGGTAGGCGAATTCTTGGGTGAGTCAGCGCATGCTGCCACCGAGAATACTAAGTCTCTGGCTTTGATGACTCGCCAACTGCAGTCAACTACTGGCGCATCCACTGAGCAGATAGATGTAGTTGACAAACAGATTGAGGCCATGTCTCGCCTCGATGGTGTGGCCGCTAAAGAGATCAGGCCATCGTTTGTGGCTCTCGCTCGCGCGACAGGTGATACTACTCAGGCGCTGCGCCTCCAGAAGATTGCGCTGGATGTAGCAGCGGGTACAGGCAAAAACCTGCAGACCGTTTCGCTGGCCATGTCGCGTGCTCTCACAGGCAACACTGGTGCACTGAACCGTTTGGTGCCTGGCGCTAAAAACGCGAAAGACCAAATTGGCTTCCTAGAGAAATCGTTTAAGGGTGCTGCTGAAACGGCAGCTAACGCTGACCCTTACCAGCGTATGAATGTGGCTTTCGAGCAGATCAAGGAATCTGTAGGTCAGGGCCTCATCCCTGTCATCGGTCAGTTTTCTGATTATGTCACTAGCATGGTGCCGCAGATTCAGGAATTCTTCTCACAGTTGAGTGACCCCACTACTGCTATCGGTGCACAGTGGAAGCAGTTTACCGATGGCCTTATCGCCTCATTCAACTGGGTGGTACAGAATGCTCGCCAGATAGCAGCATGGGCTATCGCTATCGGCACCGTAGTGACCGCAGTGAAACTGGCTGTAGGTGCATGGGAACTGTATAAGACCGCGGTGGAGATTGCTAAGGCCGCTCAGATAGCGTTTGACATTGCGGCAGATGCTAACCCTGTCGGTTTGATGATTACTGCTGTGGCTGCTCTCGGTTTGGGTGTGGCTGCTCTGACTGGCACGCTGACTGCGGGCGGCGATGCACTCGACTCATACACTGCCAAAGCCACCGCCCTCTATAACAAAGAGCATCCTGGTCTGATCTCTGCTGGTAGCGGTGCCGAGTCGCGTTTCGGTAGCGCAGGTGTGGGCGTGAGTGCGGCAGATAAGATTCACCAGATGGCGCTGGGCATGCAGGCCGCTGATGCTCGCGCTGCTGGCATGGAGGCTGCAGATAAGGCTGCCTATGATAAGCGCCTCGCTAAGTGGCAGGCTCATCAGGATAACCTAAAGGCTGCGGCTAAGGCCGCGGCAGAAGCTGCTAAAACTAAAACTGCTGCTGATCATCAGGCTGCACTGAAGGCTGCCGAGGAATTCAACAAGCAGATAACCAAACTAGGTACTGCTGTGCCGCCTCTGATTACTCAGAGTGTAGGCAAGGCCATGTCTGCTGTGACCAGCATGATAGACGGATTCAAACAGCAGTTGGCTAAGGGTCTCGATGCTGGTGTCATCACTGCCGCATCCTCTAACTTGCTGAGCGCCTATGCTGACCGTGAGAAGGTTATCCTCGACAAGATCGCTGCCGCTCGCGACAACCTGGCACAGAAGTATGACCTAGCCAAAACACTCATGGGCACTATCAGCGACTCGGTGAAGAGCATGATAGACCTGTCGAGCATCGGCACTACTGCCACCACTGTCATCGCATCGTTTGATGCCATCACTCAGAAGGTGCTCGCGTTTGGTCGCAACCTCACCCAGCTGAAATCGCAGGGCCTATCGAAAGACTTGATTGCTCAGATAGCGAACGCTGGCGTGGATGCTGGCAGCGGTATCGCGGCAGGTCTAGCCGCCGCCACCCCAGAGCAGGTCGATGCC